GGTACCGGAGAGTTGCGCTCTCCTCTAAACCTTAAAAGTCCTCTTGAATGTAGAGGCAAGCAAGGCGTGTATGGTTTTAAAACTAATGGATATGCGCCTAATGGCTTTGCTAGCAATGAGCATAACGAGGAACAGTCTTTGTTTGCCCGTGTACTTTGTGACACACCTATTCCAACAGAGGATTTGCGAGCATGTATACAATGGTGTAAAAAAAATTTTCGTAAGATTTTCCCATATATGTATAAGGTTAAGAGTGTGAGTTTTGAAGAGTACTTAGCTCGTTCAAATGCATCTCCGAGCGTTAAGAGAACCCTGCGTGCTTGTAAGGTTCAAATGGACAATGATGGTATTAGTGAGGATAGTAAGCTTTCACGTATGTTGTTGTATCGATATTCTTATCGATCGTCATTCGTTAAGGTTGAAAATGACTTATACTCGTCGCCGCTGGGACGTAAGGACAAGGCTCCACGTCTCATTCAGGGTGCACAGCCCGAGTTTATCTGTATAGTTGGGCCATGGATTATGGCTCTGCAAGATTTACTTAAAAGAAGATGGAGCGTGAATAATTTCATATGCTTCACCAGCGGGGTTTCAGCTGAAAAAGCAGCAGAACATGTCGTGGGTGGTAGAGGGCGATGGTTAGAAGATGACTTAGGAAAGTTTGATTCGTCGATCCGCCGCGACTGGTGCGAGCTCGAAGTGTGGTTGTGCAATAAAATGGGAGCACCACGCGCTGTCTTAGACCTTATGACAGCTAACATTTCGACGCACGGTTCTACGCAACATGGTTGGCGATACAAATGTGACGGCACACGAAAGAGTGGTGATCCTTACACGTCGTTGATGAATTCCATTGTCAACGGTTTGTCACATCTGTATTTATATTGCAAATGGACAAATAAAACAGTACACCAGGCGAGCCTTTCACTGCGTATGTTAGTGCAAGGCGACGACAACTGCATGCGTCACTCTGAGAAGACCAAGTTCCCATGGAGGGAAGGTATGGCCGGTTTGGGGTTTGACAGCGAGGCAATGTATCGTAAGCACGCCTATGAAGTTGAGTTTTGTTCTTGCCGCCTATACCAAGTTGCAAGTGGTGTTTGGACTTTTGGTCCTAAACCTGGCAAAGTTTTAGCCAAGTTTGGATATATTATTAACCCTCCAGCGAATGTTTCGCGGGAGTCCATGATGCGAGGGGTCGCGCTTGGGTTGAAAAAAGGTTGTAGTTTTATCCCACCAATAAATACTGTAATTGAGAGAGTCATTCAACTGACTGAAGGTTATGAAGCATATTATCAACGTAAAGTGTTTGCTCCCTTCGCTGATGAGCCTCTCAAATCGAAAGAATACCACTCCCCAGGTGTTGAAGTCATGTTGAATCTGGACATGAACTATGACTGGGATTATGGCAAACAATCTATGTTTGATGCCAGTGTTAAGGAGTTGGCGTTTGGTGATGAGCTATGGAATTATGCGCAATTACTATACGACCGAGACACGAGTGGTCCTCAAGAGATCTTTGGAAGTTGGGCGCCACAAACACGCCCAATGCCTGTAGGGGCTTAATTCCTTAGTTATAAGCGCTAAGCGCAAGTGTTGCACCGCCCACTTGACTACCC